CTTGCCTTCCAAGACCGTTCCCGATCAGGTGCCTTCTCTCAAGGAAATGGTACAGATGTACGTTAAAGGTGGTTCAGTTGAGGTGTTTAATCCGGTTTACGCCGGAGATGACCCGGACATACCGGACGTTACCAGAATGGACGAAATGGACCGCCTTGACCTTGCTAGGTCTATGAAGCAGAATCTTAACAGGTTGGCGAAAGCCTATTTTACACCGGAACCACCTGTAGAAAAGGAGGAAAAAAAGGAGGAAAAAAAGGAGGAAAAAAAGGACGAAGGAAAGGACAAAAACCCCGCTGCAACTCCCTGAAATGGGAGCATTGCGACCCTAATTTCAGGGAGTTGCACGGGTTCCGTTTCGGGGTTGATATGTTAATCTAATGTTAATATTATTACCCCGAAACGGATGTATGTATACCGTAAACTATCGTTTTTCGCAGAAAAACAACATATAGGGCCATTATTATCTTGATGTATAATGGCCCATTGACACCAGTGTTTTAAGGGGGGGGTTGCGTGAAGCCTATAAGCGTTATAATTTTGTAGCGCCAACGGCTGAACATAATCCCCCCGAACAAAATATAGTCAATCACACACAACAATAGTAATTATGCCAGCACAAGCCATTCCATTAATAGTAGCAGGAGCTACAGCCTTAACAGGACAAGGTATTAACGCATTCAGTACCGGGAATATGAATAAACGCAGTATGCGGTTTTCTCGCGAAATGTATGCAAGACAGTTTCAGGATAATTTAAATTTCTGGAACATCCAGAATGAGTACAACAGTCCAGCGGCGCAGATGCAACGTTTTCAGGAGGCCGGGTTAAATCCGCATCTTATATACGGACAAGGAAATTCTGGTAATGCTACACCGATCAATACTCCAGATGTACAATCTCCTCAGTTCAGGACGCCGGAGTATGGCAATATGCTAACCGAACCACTTGCGGCAATTAGCCAGATTTATGACCTCGATATTAAGCAAGCGCAGGCTGATAATCTTCGTGCTCAGAACACCGTAATAGCACAGGATGCATTACTTCGCGCAGCACAGATTAAGCAGACCATAAGCCAGACCGCACGAACTGATTTTGACCTGGGTCTCGATACCGAACTCCGTGAAATTTCTGCCGATTCTCGTCGGGAATCTCTTAGGCAGTTAAAGACTAATACGGATATTTTTTTAAATCGCGATGCTCGCGAAGCGGCTATCAATGCTGCTAATCTTACTCAGGCCGCTGATATGCTTCTTACGTCTGCTACTAACCGCCGCGCTGCGGAGGTAGGTATGCAGAAAGCTAGGCAAGAGATGCGGGTTATGGCGGAAAACATTAAGATCCTAAAACAGGATGGCATTTTAAGGGAGCTCGATATCGAGCTTCGCCAACAGGGTATTAATCCCAACGACCCTATGTGGGCACGTATTGTCGGTCGTGTCCTTGGAAACTGGATAGATACAGACCGCCCTCTGGCGCCGGGTGAAACCAAAGGCGCTCTTAGGCAGATCAGGGACAATTTTTGGAATTGGATTTTTAATAAGTAGCAGTTTTTGTATCCTATTTATAATACCCGGCGTAGTAATATGTCGGGTTCCTTTAGTCACCTTCAAACTTTTTTATATGCACCGTTATCGTTCTCGCGGCCGCCGTGGTCGTCGTCGTTCTCGCTCCTTTCGCGGAGTACATGTTTCACGTGGCGGCATCCGCCTTTAAACCTTTAATTTTTTATGGGAAAAAACATCTTTAATTCGGTTATGATACCGAAGGTTGATAGCAACCGTTTTGATTTAAGCCACGATGTGAAAATGTCTTTCAGTATGGGAGAACTTGTACCGACTTGTGTCGAAGAAGTTCTTCCCGGGGACAAGTTTACATTTAGCGTGGAAAACATGCTTCGCTTTGCGCCTCTTATCGCCCCGGTTATGCACCGCGTTCGTGTAACCACGCATTATTTTTTTGTTCCCAATCGTTTGCTGTGGAAAGATTGGGATAAATGGGTCACAAAAGACCCAGATTTTGCCGATCTTATGCACCCCTATATAGAGATAGGAGACGAAAATCCTTTTTTTCCTAACGGTTCCCTTGGTGATTATCTTGGACTACCCACACAAGACATTGGCCCTGGGCAAGATATGTACAGGGTTTCTCCAATGTTTCAAGCCGCCTATAGGCTCATATGGGACGAATACTATAGAGACCAGAACTTGCAAGATAAGAAGTTCGTGCCTCTTGTCGCAGGTAGTAACCAGGCTTTTTATGGCCCTGGTACTGACCCTGAATTGTATAGACGTGCTTGGCAGCACGACTATTTCACGTCTGCTTTACCCTTCGCCCAAAAGGGCGATGCCGTCCAGGTTCCTTTGGTAACGGAAAATAACATACCCGTTGAATTTCAGGAGCTCCCGAACGGCACCAATACTGTTCCTTCTGTCCGCAATCCGTTTACGGGAGTAGATTCTCCGGCCGGCGCCATTACTGGCGTTACCGGCCCGAACGACACTGAATTTCATGCGAATGGTGTTCGTTCCGCTTATGACCCTGCCGGCACACTCGTCGTTGATGTACAGGCCGGCGCGACTGATATTAACACTCTTCGTCGTGCTTTTCGTATTCAAGAATGGTTGGAGAAAAACGCCCGTGCTGGAACAAGGTATGTTGAATCTATCCTTTCTCATTTCGGCGTCCGTTCGTCTGATGCCCGTCTGCAACGACCTGAGTATATCGGAGGTTCTAAGCAGAATATGGTTATAAGTGAGGTTCTCGCAACTGCGCAAGATCTTCCTGACGGCGTGGCTGTCGGTAACATGGCAGGTCATGGTATTTCTGTCGGAGGTGGTAATACATTCTCCTATCGTGCCGAAGAACACGGAATTATTATTGGACTTATAAACGTTCAGCCAGACACCGCGTATCAGCAAGGTCTTCATAGGAAATTCTTACGTCAAGACCAATTCGATTACGCTTGGCCTACGTTCGCGAATATCGGCGAACAGGAGGTTAAAAACGTGGAAGTGTACGCAAACCATAGTAATGGGAAACAGACTTTTGGCTACGTTCCACGCTACGCGGAGTATAAGTTCTCGAACTCTCGCGTAGCTGGAGACATGCGTACTACCCTTAACTTCTGGCACCTCGGTCGTATATTCGCGACTGACCCCGCTCTCAACGAATTGTTTATCGAGTGTAACCCGTCTACGAGGATTTTCGCCTTTGAGGGCGATCAAGATCATATTTATTCTCACATTTTCAATAAAATTTCTGTGGTTAGGAAATTACCTAAGTACGGAATACCTTCAATCTGATGGCATGTGATAGCCCGTACTACGTTTTACCGTATAAGGGTGCATTCGACAAGGTGCCAGTTCCATGTGGTAAATGCCCTCCGTGTAAACTACGGAGGGTTAACCAGTGGGTTTTCAGGCTTTTACAAGAGTACAAGCGCTCTACTGACGCGCATTTCGTTACTCTTACGTATGACACTCGTTATGTGCCTATAACGGATAATGGATTCTTGACCCTTCGTAAGAAGGATTTACAGGACTATTTTAAGCGTCTTCGGAAGCTATGCCCTGACGCTAAGATAAAGTATTATGCTGCTGGTGAATACGGCAGCAAGAATAACCGACCACATTACCACGTTATATTTTTTAACGTGCCAGACACTAAGATGTTTTTCGACGCCTGGACTAATAACGGGCAGAACATTGGTTCTGTCCATGTAGGCAATGTTTCTTCTGACAGTATTGCATATACGTGCAAGTACATTGACAAGAATAATTTCGCGAAGAAGCACGGTCGCGATGACCGTATACCAGAATTTTCTTTAATGTCTAAGGGATTAGGTGCTAATTATATGACCTCTGGTGTTGTCTCCTACCATATTGCCAATCTCGGCAATGTTTATGTTACTCACGTTGGAGGACATAAGACGTCCATGCCCCGTTACTATCGTAAGAAAATGTTTAACGAACAGCAGTTAAAGCAGCAGATGTTGTTAATTCAGGATGCTGTTGAAAAGCAGGAAATACAAGACCGCGCTGCACATGAGGCGCATTACCGTGGTACTGGTACTACGTATGAAGAAACGCAAGACATGAAGCGGCTTGGCCGCTACACCAGATTTTATAACTCTCACAATAACAGAAATTTATGAGTTTAGAAATTTCTATTAAGAGGAGATTCCAAAATAGCTCCTCTTATGTTGCTTCTCGCGTCCCTCTTATACTTGACGTCGAAGAACCCGTTCTTAGTCAAGATGATCTTTTTACTCTTACCCACGTGATCGTGACTGGGAAAC